GACGGTCGGGGCCGTGCTTCACATAGCTGCGGAGCAGGCGGCTGGTCTGAGCCGTGGCCCAGTTTCCCGCCTCGTCCAGGTAGTTGTTGGCACCGTAGGCCAGCACGAAGTCCGGGTTGGAGGGAGCCAGGACGATAGCGTTGTCCGGCACCAGGGGCTTGGTCTCCGGCTTGTCCGGGTCGGTCCAGTCGTCCAAATAGACCTCGCTGTAACCATACAGGTCCAGGTTGGGGTCACTCAGGTGGCCGTAGTAGCGGACGCCGTTGGGGAGGTCGCGGGGGTTGATTTCGCCCACGTTGAAGCGCCGGTTGTCCAGCCGCTTCTGAATGTCCGGGTCGGCCATCAGCAGGCGGATAGCGGTCTTGCCGAAGATCACCCGGTCGGCGTTGGCAAAACCGTTGATCTGCACGTTGTCCACCCAGTCGTTCAGGTTGTCGAAAATCTTGGCCCCGCTCTGGCCCCACCGCTCGTCACCGGTCAGCACCACCTTGTTGGCAAAGCCGAAGTCGATGGTCTCATTGACGCCAGCGCCCACGATGGGGATTTCTCCGTTGATGATCGCCTGGGCGGCCATCCACTCCTCGCGCCGGGTAGCGGCGTCGTTCAGGCGGGTATACTCGTCCATCAGCTTCACCGCCGCCCGCTGGGCCGGGGTCTGGCCGCTGTAAAGGTCCTCGCCGGGGAGACGGGCCATCAGCCGGTCCGCCGTGGTAAGATCGTAGGGGTTGATAAGGGGCGGCTTGTAGCTCTGGGTTTCATAGCCGGTCTCCCGCAGCACCTGGCCGCCAGCGCGGGGGTGTACGAAAGCGGCCATGCGCCGGTCGCCCTTCACCAGGTCAATGTCCACCCGCTCCGTGGGGAACGTCACCACGCGGGTGAAGAAGGTGGACAGGAAATACGTGTGGACAGGCGGGGCCTGCCGCACCACCTCGGCCAGATACCGGGGCTGGTAAATGTCAATCTCGTTAGCCATAATGGTTTTTCCTCCCTTACTTCAAGAAAATGTTGATCTTCCGCAAAGCCGTTTCGATATCAGAAGCGGTCACGCCCTCCGACAGCGCCAGGCTGTCCGCGAAGAACTCACCGGTCAGGTACACCACGGCCTCCTCGCCCTTTTCCGCCGCCTCCGGCACGATGCCGTACACGTCAGCCTTGTTGTCGGCGGTCACCGCCACCAGCTTGCCGTCCGCCAGCGCCACCGGCGCGTGGGCCTCCAGGTCCGCGCCTGCCTCCTTCACCGCCTTGGCGATAGGATAAGTACCGGCCTCAAAGTACGCTTCCTCGTGCTGGAAGTGCTTCACGCTCAAATCCATGCTCATGTCCTTGCCCTCCTATTACGCTTTCTTTCCCAGGCCACGGATAGCGGCCAGGAAGTTGTCGCCCTCGGTCTGGTTCTCAGGCGGGGCGTTCTTCACCCCGTTGGCGCCGCTGTTCTCGGCGTCCTGCTTCGCACTTGCCAGATAGCTTGCACCCTGGGCCTTGGCGTTCTTCACCAGCGCCACGGCGTAGTCGCTCACGCTCATAGGCTTGGTAAATTTGGCCTGGGCGGTCAGCTCCTCCGCGCCGGGCAGCGCCGCGTCCTCGATGCCCTGGATGCGCTCCCGCTCGGCGTTGGTCGCAGTCGTGGCCGCCTCCTTCTCGATCTGGTCAACCAGCGCGGGATAGGCTTTCCGCAGGTCGTCCACGGTCTTGATCTCGTTTCCCATGTTCGTTCCTCCTTGGTTTTTTTCCGGCTGTCCCGCCGGTTTTTTATTTGCGGCAGCCGCAAGGCTGTTACGCGCGTCCTCACAAGCTTCACATCCCTCGCCCCGGCCTAAAGTCCGGGTCTCGCTCGTTCCGCTGCTCGTCCTTTCCCCACCGAACCCGCTGCGCTGGGCTTCGGCGGGGACCCCCTTTTTTTCGTTCCGAAAGGGCGTTTCTTCAAATTTCAGGCCCATGCTGACGGCGTTCACAAAGAGGACGCCGCCCCGGTTCTCTACCACGGCCTCCTGGGCCTCGTCCGTCAACTCGTCTACGAAGCCGTTTTCCTTGGCCTGTGGGCCTGTCCACCAACTGGTGGCGTCCATCCACCCGGCCACCTCGTCCTTCTCCCGGCCCGTCTTTTTGGCGTACAAGGCAACGATGTTCTCCCGAATGGTGTTGATGGCGTCGATGTACTGTTGCAGCTCCGCCGCGTCGGTGTAGCCGCAAAGCCCGATCTTGACCGGGTGAATCATGTAGGTGCTGTCGTTGGCCGCCACCACCTTGTCGCTGTGGCAGGCCACGATAGTGGCGGCGCTGGCGCACACCCCGTCGATGTAGGCCGTCACATGGGCGCTGTTTCGCTCCAGCATATTGCCGATGGCCTGGGCCGCCCATACGTCGCCGCCGCCGGAGTTGATATGCACGGCGATCTCGTTCACGGTCCCCAGGTCCTTCAAGTCCTGGGCGAACTCCTTTGGCGTCACCTCGTCCCCGAACCAGCTTTTTTCAGCGGCAATATCGCCGTAAAGAAGCAGCTCCGCTTCGCCGTCTGCGGCGTTGCGGAACTGCCAGAATTTTTTAGGCATTTCCCGTTCCTCCTTCTTCGCCCACCGGTGCGGGCGGCTCGTTGATCTGGTCCACTTCTCGCTTGCGCTTGGCCTCCACCACACGCTTGCGGATGTTCCGGTTGTAGTCTCCGCCGGTGAGCTGTGCGGTTTCCTCCTCCGCCGTGCTAAAGCCAGCGTCCACCCGCTTCACGGCTGCCTCCACCTCCTGGGAGGGATTCAGCGCCGTGCGGGAAGGGCCGTTCCACTTGGCGTCCGTGTACGCCTTTCTCCGTGCCGGGTCCGTGAAGAAGCCCGGCGCGTCGATACGCCCACGGGCCACCGCCTCGGCAAACCACGCCTCGTAAATGGGTTGGCAGAAGTCGTCCGAAAACCAGTCCCTTTGCATCCCGCAGGTCCGCCAGAACTCGTTGAGGGAGCCACGGGCGGAACTGAAATTTTGGGTGAACTGCTTTAAGATCACCTCCGGCGGTATCTCCAGCGCCGCGCCGATTTCTTTAATCATTGCGTTAAAAAAGGCGTCGTACCCGCTGTTTGGGTGCTTTGGGTCGGCAAACTGTACTTCCTCGCCGGGGTTCAGGGCCACCACCGCGCCGGGGGCCAGCTCAATGCTGCTCTGGTCCTGGCTGTCGATCAGCTGGTCCGGCGGTATCATTTCCCCGATGGGCTTTCCGTCCTGGACCGTGGCGCTCTTGATGAACACCGTGAACATGGCAGAGATCACCGCCGCCGTGATTTCCGCGTCGGTGTACCGCCCCAGCTGTTTCAGCGATTCCAGGACGGGGGCCAGAACGGGGACGCCCCGGCGCTGGCCCGCCCGCTCCCGGTTCATGATGTGCAGCACGTTGGGCCGTCCCGTTTCCCCGTATGCCTCCACCCGCGTCCACTCCAGCGCCCCCGGCTGATTGGCGAGGCTTGCCAGCGGGTGCCTATTGCAAATCCAGTAGGCCACCACCATGCCGTCCTTGTCCGTCTCAATGCCCTGGACGATCTGATAGACCCGGTGCCCCTGGACCTCGCACGGAAGCATCCGGTCGAAGTTGTCCGGGGAACACACCCGGTCCGCCTCAATGAGCCGCACCCGCAGGCTGTATGGCTGCCCCGGATGGTCCTTCATGGGGAGCAGGGCGAAGCTGTCTCCGTTCATCAGGTAGCTCATAAAGGCCAGCTGTTGGAGCTTCCAGAAGTTATCCACTCTGTCTGCGTCACACGTGGGCGTGTCCGCCCATAGCGAAAACTCCCGCATGATCTTGGCTTGCAGTTCCTCCGTCTGCTCCGGGGACATTCCCAGGTACTCCGCGTCGATCTGTGGGGAGGGGATAAGGCCCCCGGCCACCACGTTGGTCCGCAGCGTTTTCAATGCCGCCGAAGCAACGGGAATCCCCATGTAGGCGTCCCGCGACCTCTGCCGCAACACACTTAGGTTGTCCTCGATATCCTCCTTGGGGCTTCCGCCGTAGTACATCCACCCCCGCATGGACTTCTTTGTGGTGTTCGCGCCGTAGTTGCCGTAGCCGCTGTTGGCGAACCGCAGCGCCTCCCGCGCCGCCGCCCGCCGCACGGCCCGCTCCGGGGAGACGGCGGCGATACACTTGTCCAGGAAATTCAGTTCTGCCATCGTCCACTCCCTCACATATCACGGGGGACAAAGTGATAGGCCCGGTTCCGGCCCCCGTACTGTTCCTCCGCCTCGGCCTCGGCCAGCTTCCCGGCCCAGTATTCCATTTGCTCCCTGATCTGCTTTAGGTCTGCCCGTGTCAACATCCGGGTGCCGATCTGGTAGCTCTGGCCGGTGGCAACGGCTTCCTCCGCGTCCAGCCAGGTTTGCAGCTTCTTCTTGCATAACTCTTTCGAGAAAACAGCCATATCGTCGTCGCAACCTCCATATCGTTCGTTTCCGCCTTATGGCGAAATCTCATTCATTCCGGTGCTCCTCCTCTCCCCATCGAACCCGCTTACGCTGGGCTTCGACGGGGGACCCCTATATTCCTCCACTTATGACCCGCCGCCCCTGTCGGCGCTGTGGTGCCGCCGCGCCCGGCTCCGGCTTTACCAGAGGCGGGTTGTAGATTTCCAGCGCCGCCGTGGCGTAGTTGCGCAGGTCCAACGGCTCGTTGCGCTTATAGCTCTTGTCCCGCAGCACCCAGGAGACGGTCATTTTGCCCTTGGAGAAGCGGGTGATTTTCATTTCAGCGGCCAGGCCCTTGAAGTACACCTCGTCGTAGCCCGCGCCCTCGTCGGCGGGGAAGTGGCAGTAGTTGGCCCCCTTCTCCACCACCTGGAGGCGCTGGTAGATCACGTCCTTGCCCGCGTCTACGCCGATGGTGAATAGCGGCGTTTTCACGCGGTTGTCCTTCGACGGGTTGCGGATGTATGGGACGCCCTGGCCGCCCTTGCCCTTGATGGCGAACACATGACGGCCGAACTTGTCCAGGGTGAACAAATACACCTGGTTGGAGCGGTAGCCGCTGTCCACGCAGCAGGCTTCCACCCGAAGCACCGTCCCGTCCGCCTTGTGGAATGGCGTTTGCAGGAAGGTGTCCAGGTCCGCCCACACCTGTGGCTCCAGGGTGTCGCCCATGAGCTTCTGGTAGCGGATGCCCCAGGATTCTTTCCCGATGCCCCATCCCACCACTTCCGCCTCGATGCGGTCCGCCTGGATGTCCACGCCGCAGGTGAGGACCAGTACGCCGTCCGGCGCCTCCGCGCCGTATAGCTCCCGGCGCTTGTATAGGGCCTCGTCGTCCACGCGGTCCCCCGGCTCCTCCCAGGTCTGGCCCAGTTCGGTGTTGACCCAGGTTTTCATTTTTTCTGGGTCGCCTTGCTTTTGCAGCTCCCGCGCCAGCAGGAACTTTTCCACGACCTCGCTCCACCCGCAGAAGTTGGAGGCCAGGGTATTCAGGTGGAACCCCCGCGCCGCAGCGCCCGGATTCTCCGCCCGGTATTTCCCCTTGGCCCCCTGGGCTTTCCACTCGTATTCTCCGAATACCTCACCGCACCGCTCACACTCGTACATGACTGGCACGGATAGATCATCCCGGTCGAACTTCACCCCGGACCAGGCCAGGGGTTGGTAATGGCCGCAGCCAGGGCAGGGCACCGTCCACTCCTCGCGGGTGGTCTCCATGTACTCCGTCTCAATGCGGCTGTGGCCCTTGATGGTGGGCGTGGAGACGATCACGGTTTTCTTATCCCAGAAGGTGGTCTGCCGCTTCTGGGCCAGCAGCAGCGGGTCGCCCTCTGTCCCGGCGCTCTCCGGGTAGCGGTCCACCTCGTCGCACAGCAGCACCTTGATAGGGCGGCTTGCGAGGCTGGCCGGGGAGTTGGCCCCGATGATGGTCACATGGCCGCCCGGAAAGTTCTTCTTCATGATGGTGTTGCCGGAGTATCTGGATTTGGTGTCTACCAGCTTCGCCAGCACCGGCGTGTCCCGTATCATGGGCGCGAGAAAGTCTTTTGAAAAGGTCTGGCCCATTTCCAAAGTGGGCTGCATCACCAGCACCGGGGCCGGGTAGTAGTGCATATAGTAGCCCAGCATATTCATGAGCATAGCGGTCTTGCCGATCTGTGCCGCCGACATAATGACCACCTTGCGCACGTGTGGGTCCCCGATGGCGTCCATGATCTCCCGCTGGTATGGGGCGCTGTCTGTGTGCCAGCGTCCCGGCGAGGCGCTGTTCTCCGGTGACAGCATCCGGTAGGTGTCCGCCCACTGGGATAGGGTCAGGCCAGGCGGTGGCCGCAGCAGCGCCACGCACCGCTCGAACAACTCCACCGTCTGCGGCTCTAATTCAACGATCCACGCTTTCCGCTTCTCCATCCGTTATCTCCGTAACTTCATCCGCCCGCACGACGATCGTGTAGAGCTGACGCATCCTGCTTTCTACTTCTTCGATCTCCTGCATCAGCTCCGGCGTTTGCTCCACTTCCAGCCTTCCCCCTGACGGAAAATCCAGCATGACACGCGGATGAAAAAATTCATCCTTCCTGACTGCTCTTTTCAGTCCCAACTCTCGGATCATCTCGATCGCTGCTCGCGTTATCTTCTCCCTCTCCATCCTTTTCGTTCCCTTCTGCCCGGTGCCGGACACATCTCCAGAACGGGCAATAGACCTTCTTCTCGTCGATCCACACCGCCCAGACGCACCCCTCGCATGGGATCTTATCTTGTTTCTTCATCCTCACTGTCGCCCTTCTCGGCCTCGGTTTCGGAGACTGCCATTGCCGCGTCGTAGTGGGACAGCTCCTCCAGCGCCTCGTCGATGGCCGATTTCAGCTTGTCGAATATCCCAGCCCGGTCACCGCCCATCTGGGCCAGCTCCCCGGACAGTTTCGCAGGTAGAGAGGACAGGCGGCTTCGGATGTTCAGGCACATGGTCGCAAGGCCCTTTTCGATCTCCTCCG